GCCCTTGCATTCTTTGCAGGGGCTACTATTCCTTAGCTTCTCCCCAGGATCGTCCGAGTGCAATATCAACTTTGGAAGGTACTTTGAAATCTCCGATGGCATTTTCCATTATCTCCTTAACATTTTTTATATCTTCTTCCTTATCTATTGAAAAACATAATTCATCATGAATTTGAAGTAAAGGTTTATATCCAGCTTTATGACACTCAATCATGGCTTGTTTAGTTTGATCTGCTGCTGAACCCTGAATTAATCTATTTAAAGCTTTATAAGTGAAAGCTCTACGAATATTGTTTCCATAAACGGCCTTAGCTTCTTCATATTGCATTGCTTTGTTCATTCCGAAGGTTGATGGCTCCCACATGTCAAATCGGCATTTACGACCCCTTATTGTTCGAATAAAGCCATATTTTGATGCAGAACTAGATACCTCTGTAGCTAATTGCTTAACAAAGGGCACTCTTTCTCCATATTTTAACAATAATTGTTCAGCACTGTCCTTAGAAATACCTAATTCCTTAGCTAATTTAGCCTTTCCCATACCATAAAACAATCCAAGATTGATTGTTTTAGCCTGGGTTCTAGTAATCTGTGCCATATCCGCAACTATTTGGTGAAAGTCAGCAGACTCATTTTTATAGGCTTCAATGAATTCTTTACTACCTGAAAATTCATTATTAGTTGAGGCAGCATAGTGAGCTACAATTCTTGGTTCTTGTTGTGAGTAATCGAAACTACCCCATTGTCTACCTTCTTCAGGTAAGAATAAACTTCTAATTTTGTTTCCATATTCTTTGTTACGTGCTGGGATCTGTTGCAAGTTTGGATTAGAATATGATAAACGTCCTGATACAGTTCCACCTTGGTCAGATCTTAGTTGATTTATTTCAGAATGTATTCTACCTTTGTGAACATAACGTTGAATGGAGTCTATGAATGTTGAATGGAATTTATTTATTTCTCTTGCTTGTCTTATTAGTTGCGCTATCGGGTTATCACAGTTCACTAGCCAATTTTGGGTAAAACTAGGCTCTCCGGTTTTCGGTGTCCGTGGGTACTCAACACCTATTCTGTCAAACACTTGCGCCACTGATCGAGCTGCCCAAATATCAATATCAAGTGTGGTCTGAGATTTTATACTAGACAAAACCTCAGACTCTTTTTGTTTAAATTCTTTTTTTAACTTAGCAGCCTGTGCTTCGTCAACTCTTATTCCTTTCATTTTTGTATCAATCAATATGGGTAATAGTTCCATCTCCATCTCCCACACATCATTTAAACTCTGTTTAGATATTTCGGTTTTGAATCTTTCCCACAAACGTAAAGTTAAACCTGCGTCTTGTTCAGCATAAAAACCAACATAACCTGCAGGTAATCTCCAAAGATCAGCTTTAGGATCTATACCCCACTCTTTTGCTTTTTCATTTAAGAATGTTTCATTTTTTATTTCACCAAGATAATCCTTAGCACATGCGTTTAAACTAAAACTAAATCTGTTTTCGTTGATCAAAGCTGCAGCAATCATAGTATCGACTATTTGCCCACGTATTTCAAAACCATTAATTAATAACCAACCTACATCATAACTTGCATTATGAAATATTTTTGTAGCTGGTAATTTTAAAACATCTTGCATCCATGCTGTTGTAATAGATAAATCCATATTACCACCTGCATCATGTTGAATAGGAAAATACCATTGTTGCCCAAGTGCAGCTACTGCAAAACCTACTATACCTCCATCAAAAGTTGCCCAACCTGGTCCTTTTGTTTTAATATTTGGATCTTTTGTCTCCAAGTCAATTGCTATTTCTTTTGCTTGTCTTAAATCAGGATACTCTGCTGGAGCTATCCAATCACTATCATTATATATAAAGTTTAATTGATGTGTCATTGTTTTCTCCTACTACAGTTAGTTTCGTCTATAAATCTCATTTTTTTTACGGGAAGTCCTAAAAGAAAAATATAACAGTCAGCGCAATAATAATTATGTTTATGTATTACAACCGCTGATACTTCATTACATTTTTCACAGTGGATAATTTCATTTCTTTTTTTTGGCATCTTTCAATTTTTTTATTTCTAAGTCACAATAATGTTTTATTTTTTCTAAATCTTCTATTCCGTTTTTGTGTTTATATCTACAAACATATTTAACAACGTTACCTTGAAAAAACGATAAATCATTTTTTGCAATAAATTCATAAGGTTGAATGTCAAAAAATTTATAGTGACTTCCTCCAATTTGTTTATCTTGTGGGAAAGCTTCATCAAACATATCTTTATCACTCATATTTTATACTCCACATAGGCCCTCGCACTCTTGATTAAAGAGATCTGGCCCATCATCGTTTTTAAATTTAACTTCGTCTAAAGGTACACAAGATCTGTGTACAAAGTTTTTTACTTTAGGATTATGCATTCGCATCTTTTTATCAAATTCTACAGCACTTGCAAATTCTTTTGGTCTGTTGTTTCTCATATCTAACCAAAAGTTATCATCATGAAAAGGACAACCTATACAAGCAGATTTAACAGGTACTTTAAAACCTTTACCCTCATACCATTTTAAACAATCTTGTCTGGACATTTTCTTTTCAATTAATGGCCATCTATTTTCTTGCCACCAAAATCTAGAGGGTTTCATTCTCATAATTTCATCCATAGATATACCCACCCAAACTTCTATGTGTTTATCTTTTGGAAATCTTTGTCTTGGTTTCAACCCAAATATTTCTCTAATTTTTTTTGCAATTGGAGTTATTTTATATTCTCTTGTGCATTGTCTTCTTCCCATTCCTTTTTTACCTTGGTCATTCAAAGTATAAAATGGTGCGGAAGCAAATTGGTTTCCGCCTGGAGATAAAGCTTTTATTATATCATCTTGAATATTACCTTTTTTAACTATGTGTATTGGATAACTTATTACACTTTTTAAATATTCTAAATGTTGTATTACAGGTTCAGGTTCCCAACCCGTGTCAGCAAATACAGCTGCGTCAGGCTTAACACCAAACTCTCCTGCATCTGCCATTAAAGCCATTGTTGAGCTTTGAACACCAGCTCCTAATGATAAAATTCTTAATGATGGATTTTCTTTCATAATTTAAATGGTTGTAATGCTTTAATTTTTTCTTCTGCATTTGCTATCTTTTCTATTAATTTATCTGCCTCATCTATGTGTTGTGGATGTTCACCAATTGCTACTGGTTTCTCTAAATAAATTTTAAGTGTTGCTTCAGCTTCAGAGATTTGAGCATTATATCTATCTTCTAAAGCTTCTATAATTAATTTTCTAAACATAATTAGCCTCATACTGTTTAAAATACTTTCCTAATGGAAAATTGTATTGATGGTAAGTACCTAACAAATGTAAAGTTTGTTTAGATCTTGTTGCACCTGTATACCATACCCTAAGTTCTTTTACCTTATCTGCTAAATTCTTTTTATCAAAATGAGATGGAAAGTTGCACTTACTAGCAAGAACTACATTATCTGCTTCTCCACCTTTTACTTGATGTATTGTATCAATAATAATTTTTGGGGGTTGTGTAAGATCTACACCTTCATTCATAAGCTTTTGAAAGTATTGTTTATCTTTATCCTTAAATTTTCTTTTAAACACTTGATTCCATTTACCCTTTTCATCTCGCATACCACACCTTAAATGTAATTCATCAAATGTAAATACCTGATTTGGATGAGCAAAGCTCCATTTTTTACTGTCCGATGACCGGTATCCGTGGTCTATGTTTAATAAATATTCATACATTGTTACAGCTTCTTCTCTGTTTATGCTGCCACCATCACATATTTTTTCCCAATATTGTATTGCGTAAAACTGGTTTGGTTCGAATGATTTATTATTTTTTTGATCTTGATAATACAATCCAAGATTCTTTGCCTCTGTTTGTAATTCTTTTTTTACATCGTTTATTCTTGCAAGCACCATCCAACTACCATCCATATTCCAAGGCACTTTCTTCAAACCATTCCATCTATACACCGCACCTTCTTTGTCATTAGAATAAAATTCTTTTGGCACTCTGTTATCGCCCATAGAGTTTAATAAACATTTAGAAAAAAAATGTATGTTTTTATTAAGTCT